ATTCTCGATTATTGCATATCAGCACCCCCTCGTCCTCTTGAGAAATCATTTCACCGGCATTGCAAAAATTACATTTTTCGTGTTCAATAGTGAAATCTCTTACTAATATGGTCTCTTCATTAATATTCTTCCAATATTTTTGATATAACTGTCGAGATGTATTATATCGACTATGATTGGTGGATTCTTCGTCTGTTGTACTTTTGATTCTAAAAAACGAACGCATTATTCCATCATCTGAACGCTTTTGATCACCACTATTAATCTTCTGTTTTTCTTCAAAATAAGTGAATATATATTTAGAGTTTTCCAGAAAATAATTGTTCTTTTCCATCTTTAACCGCTTGATTTTGTTTGTGAGTGACTGGAGTTTTAACCGCATACCATTCTTTTTATCTACGTCTGCAGTTTCGTATTTGTTCTTCATTGTTTCCTTCTCACTTTCCAGTTGAGGTATTACATGTTCTTCAATATGTTTGAACTTTTCCATCATTTGATCATGTTTTACATCAATTGATGGTCCTCCTTGGATATTTGATGTCATATAGGTATAATATAACATGATGGTTTATATGATTACAGACAAATCATACTTTATTATCATCGTTAAAACATTGATAATAAAACCTTTGAATAAATAAACATGCATAAACAACAGTTTCATATACCTGCATTTGATCCTGTGGTAAAGTTTAACCATACTGAATTTCAAAAGATGTTATTCATATATAATGCAATTGAAGATGGTTGGATGGTGAAAAAACGCGGCGCAGATACATACATATTTACTAAAAAACATGAAAACAGAACAGAGGTGTTTCAGAAGGATTATTTAGAAAACTTTATAATTAAAAACCAACAAATAATTTGAACCTGCTATGCAAAACTGATTTACCGATTGACCCATTCAACCGGTAAATAGTATATTAACATTCCGTTGTATTTAGGATAATTTCGCGCTTATTTCTGAGATTTTTTTCTATTCTAAAGTATATAACAATGGGAGGTGCTCTTATGCAGCTTGTCGCGTACGGTGCCCAGGACGTGTTCCTGACTGGTACCCCTGAAATTACCTTCTGGAAGGTGTCTTACCGCCGCCACACCAACTTCGCCATGGAGTCGATCGAGCAGACTTTCTCCGGCCAAGCCGATTTCGGCCGCCGTGTGACCTGCACCATCAGCCGCAATGGTGATCTTGCCTACCGCACCTGCCTGCAGGTGACTCTGCCGGAGGTCTCGAGCGCCGAGGGTGTCGCTGCCCGCTGGTTGGACTATGTGGGTGAGCAGCTTGTCGCCCAGGTTGAGGTTGAGATCGGTGGCCAGCGCATCGACCGCCAATACGGTGACTGGATGCACATCTGGAACCAGCTTACCATGACCTCTGAGCAGGAGCGTGGCTACAACAAGATGGTTGGTAACACCACCCAGCTTACCTACTTGACTAACGCCAGCGGTGCTGATATTGACACCCCTTGCGCTGCCTCGAGTGTGCCTGGACAGACCTGCGCTCTCCGCAATGCGCTTCCGGAGACCACCCTTTACATCCCTCTTCAGTTCTGGTTCTGCAACAACCCCGGTCTTGCTCTGCCCCTGATTGCCCTTCAGTACCACGAGGTGAAGATCAACATCGATTTCCGCCCCATCGGCGAATGCTTGTGGGCTGTGTCTGATATTACCGCCACCAGCGGGAACCAGGCCCTTTCTACCGCCTACCAGCAGTCCCTTGTGGCCGCTTCTCTGTACGTGGACTACATCTTCCTTGATACCGATGAGCGCCGCAAGATGGCCCAGAACCCCCACGAGTACCTCATCGAGCAGGTGCAGTTCACTGGTGATGAATCTGTGGGTTCGTCCTCCAACCGAATCAAGCTTAACTTCAACCACCCGTGCAAGGAACTTGTGTGGGTTGTGCAGCCTGATGCCAACGTTAACTACTGCGACTCTCTTGTGGGTGGCAAGCCCCTCTTCAAGCTGTTGGGTGCCCAGCCCTTCAACTACACTGATGCCCTTGATGTCATCGAGAACTCGCTCACTCAGTTCGCCTCCTCTGCCTCTGCCGAAACCATCATCAACAGCAACGAGTTCCAGGAGGCCATCTCTGACGCCACCAGCGTCGTGCTTGCCGAGGCTGCCCACTCCATGCACTGCTGGGGTGAGAACCCGGTCGTCACCGCCAAGCTTCAGCTTAACGGCCAGGACCGATTCTCCGAGCGCGAGGGATCTTACTTCGACACCGTGCAGCCCTTCCAGCACCACACCCGCAACCCCGATACCGGTATCAACGTGTACTCCTTCGCCCTGCGCCCTGAGGAGCACCAGCCCTCGGGAACCTGCAACTTCTCCCGCATCGACAATGCCGTGCTTCAGCTTGTGCTTAGCTCCAACACCGTTGACTCCACCAACACCGCCAAGGTCCGTGTGTATGCTCGCGGCGTGAACGTGCTTCGCGTGGTCTCAGGAATGGCGGGCGTGGCGTACTCTAATTAGAGAAACTATAGGCGACTCCGTCCATCCCAACCACTAACTAAATAGGCATTTATGCCAAATCTGAAATTTAAAAAATGAGTAGCAGAATAACGTTACTCATTTTTCTATTATCCAACGGATAAATCTACTTCTGTCCGTTTCAATAACTCAAGGTAACCAAACAATATAAACATTGTGGCATCATGAATGCAATGATTCGTTATACCACAACACAAAATGATTTACTAATAGGAAGTCTCATGGAATACTACAAGGATCCCAAGATACTGAAATTATTTGCATCGATCATCAATGGGGAGTTCGTGATTTCTCTTCGCATGTTCGACTGGTTCCCCACAAACTATTCAAAAAAGGAGCATATTGTGTATAATCTTAAAACGGGAAAGCGGTTCCGCGTGTTCCCCGAGTATAGGCTGTGCTTAAAAGGGTATTCAAAAAAGCGGTTCGACCCTTTCTGTAGGTGGGAGCGCATTACGATACCGTTTGATGACAATACATGCATAGAGACGACAATTGGTCAGCTGAACTTTTTCCGCTGGATATTCGAAAACGAGGTTATAGAGTATATACTCGAGCACTATGATGAAATAGAAGCGGACATGAACCAACGCAGCGGATCGCGACGGAAGGCGACAAAGACTCCATCTGGCGGCAAGACCCGAAAGCGGCGCGAGGAGCTGTCTGTATCGGCATGCAAATGCATTAAAAAAGAGGATGTTGTGATAAAGGTATCATTTGATTAGAATCCCGGCACGTTTTCGATGAATTTCCGAACGGCTTCTCCGTAGGTATTAATGATGTTTACATTTTTCTTACTATTATCTATGCGCAGCATGTTTCTATCTCTGGTGTCTGCATCAAGCCAGTCTGAGTGGTAGTTATGGCATCGTTGGAGATAGCTAAGTTCGATGTTTTCTTCGCCGGGTCTTCCACGCATCAAGATGCGCTCCGCGCATGTTTCAGGAGGGACTTCGACGTAGATGATTCCTGCATGCACAAAATCTGAAGTATATGCCTCGTAAAACTGCTGGTATATCTGGTACTCAATGGACTCGATTTTCCCGTCGTCGCTTAGCATTTTCGCAAAGATATTGTAGTCTGCTTCCAGGGATCGTTCACAAACGAACACTCTTGCCTCTGGATGCTCGCGCATGGCCGCCTTCAGCTTTTGCACCCGTGTGGCAAATGCCATCACTTGAAATGCAAACGCATACTTTGACGGGTCTGCATAGAACTTCGACAATATGTCGCCCTCATCGTCGCGAATATCTTTCCACATATCCACGGGTTCGTCGACAAAGCAAACCTTGCTGTTATTTCCCCCGTAGAGAGATCGGAGGTAGTCAAGTATGGTCGATTTACCGGCCCCGATGTTTCCTTCGATAGAGACAATCTGCGTAAACATAATACTAAAGATGATGATTTTAATTCATCATTTTTAACGTGTACAGTCAATTTTATGAATTCATGTACTATGCTGTCATCTTAGTGTGACGCCAGGTTTGTACTTTAAAATGTCAGTAACATACGATGTTGTCGGGAACCATTCGCTCCCATATACATCCTGAAGAAGCAACCACTCAAAGAGTCCTCCGCTGTACACATGTACTCTGCGAAATCCGAGCTTAACAAGTTGTTCCGCCTTTTTTTGACAACTATCGTCACACGTGTTGCGTCCATATACGATAATTTCGTTTGTATTGTATGCCATTCTCGTTATTAGTTGATTGATTGTAGTTGATTCATCTTGGCATGCGAGTGTGCCGCTTATGAGACATTCTTGTTCGTTTGCGGGTAGGGTATTTATGATAAGGACATCGCTTCGACTTGTGCTATTTTGGATGTCTGGGTACCCTATCTGGGTAACCTTTGATGAAAAGAAAAAGAACATAGTATAGTGCTGGGGAAAGTTTTATGTGAATTCTTTCGAAAATTGATTTGAAGGGAGTCTCATGAAATGTGTATACAAACAATGGACTTAACGCAATCAAAGATCACCAAACAAGAATGGGAGAGTCTGGAGGTGCCAGTATCCGAATCGGAAAAAAATGTTCTTGACATGCTTGTACGCGGTTATGACAATCCTGATGCTCGTCATAACGATCATAAATCACTCCTGCAATTCCTCAAAATGGAGGGGGATGTCTATCATCTCCACCTTTATCAGAAGCATTTTCACGAACGCATTCAGACAGTTATTCGCAAATACTGCCCTGATGTGACATATTCTCTTCCCGCCGCCACTTTGAAAAAACTAAACAGCGTTGATCTTGCGCGTCTGCAAAACTTGGACAAAAACATTGATGCAAACAAAGAAAAAATATTTGAATTTACGTTGATTGAGCTCTGCTATCAAACTGCGCGTAACCACAAGAAGGGTAGGGAGTGCTATGTGTCGTATCTCTATTCGTTGGTGCAGGTGCTCCGCGTGTCTATACAAGATATAAATCGTGGGGTATTGGCATTTTCAAATGCAGTGATTAACAAGTATTATGATGAGGTAAAGCCATCCCATATTATTAAGAATGCATCAAGATTTATAGAACAAAACGAATATGTAACAAAGTACAAAGATCAACAATTATACACACACCAAAAAGACATTTATCGAATATTCTCCAATGACACAGAACAAGCAGGAAATCTTGTTACGTATTGTGCGTCTACAGGTACTGGAAAAACTCTCACGCCCATTGGTCTGGCGTCTGGATTTCGAGTTATATTTGTTTGCGTGGCCCGTCATATAGGCATGTCACTCGCAAAATCAGCGATATCTGTGGGTCGCAAAGTGGCATTTGCCTTTGGGTGTAAGACTGATGAGGATATTCGTCTGCACTACTTTGCGGCCAAAGACTACGAACGTAATTGGAAGAGCGGCGGCATATACCGCGTCGACAACAGTGTGGGCGACAATGTGGAGATCCTTATCTGTGACGTGAAATCGTATTTGATAAGCATGGAATACATGCTGCGGTTCGGACCAGCAGAGGGACTCATTGTGTTCTGGGATGAGCCCACGATTACGCTTGAACACGAAGAACATGAGTTACACGAGACAATCTCAAAAAATTGGCACAGCAACAAAATCCCAAACATGGTATTATCATGCGCAACTCTTCCGGACAATAATGAGATACAGCCGGTTAAGGATAATTTTATCAAGCGATTTCCTTCCGCGCGTATCCATGACATTCGAAGCAATGACTATACAAAATCCATACCTCTTGTGAACCGCGGTGGAAAATGTATTTTGGTCCACAACCTTTGTGATTCATATGAAGATATGAAAAGTACGGTGCAATATTGTCATGACCACCCAACGCTGTTGAGGTATTTTGATCTTGGAGGAGTTGCCGATTTCCTATATCAGGTGCACAAAGATGATGTCGTAAACATAGCACAGTATTTTACAAAAATCGAAGAAATTACAATGGACACAATTAAGTTTGCGTATATCAATACCTTGTTGTCTCTTACTGAGGACCAGTGGATACATGCACGAGACAAATTATTAAAGAAGGACAAACCAAAGTATCCCAACGCAAGCGATAGCGGGGTTTTGTTAACTACACAAGATGCACATACACTCACAGATGGACCTACGATATACCTTTGTGAAGACACAGAGAAGATCGGAAACTTTTATTTACAACAGTCAAGAATTCCAACTACTGTTCTTGATCAGCTGAAAAAAACAATAGAGACAAACAATTCGGTATATAAAAAGATGAACCATCTCGAGCAACTGGTTGAACAGGAATTTGAGAAGCATGTTGATCCTGACAGTAAAGGAAAGGGAAAAATCAAACATAATGTTAATAACGAAACCAAACGTCATATGTCTGAAATTAACCGTTTGAGAAGACAGATAATGTCAGTAACACTGGATCGAAGGTATGTCCCAAACACAAAGGAACATCAGAGTGTATGGGTTAGCATTGGTGAGTATAACAAACAATCATTCTCTCCCTCGATTGATGAGGACTCTGCGACGGAGATTATGTCTCTTGGCGTTGATAATTCTCTTAAGATTCTTCTCTTATTGGGCATTGGTGTATTACGGCCGCGGGAAAAGAGCAATCGACATTACGACGAAATCATGAAGCGGTTGGCGAGCAAACAATGTCTGTTTATCATTGTTGCATCAAGTGACTATATATACGGTACGAATTACCAGTTTTGTCACGGGGTTATTGGAAAGGACCTTTGCGATATGACACAACAAAAGACGATTCAGTCGCTCGGGAGAATTGGGCGCGGGCATATTCAGCATATGTATTCAGTGAGGTTCCGCGATGATACAATATACGAAAGACTGTTTCGAAAACAGCAAGAAAACATTGAGGCTGAAAATATGTGTAAACTATTAAGTGATGACGTGGCAGTATAAAAAATATACCGTAGTACGTACTATATGATCATTCTTCCTACTCCATCTTTGCACCAATTTATCATGAACATTGCCCCTCCCGCAATAATTGCACCGCATGGAATGACCGATTTGATACATGCTAATAAATATAAATTATTGGATCAACTATATCGTATTAACGCCGCAACAATTGCGGGAATATTTGCATGTCATTTCTTTCATCAAGACGATTTTATAAATGCTCTTTTTCTTGGAAGTTCGATTATACATTTTCGTAATGATATGCCCGCGTTTGGTACCGCAGGAAGCACAAAGAATGTGATAAAGTTCACTTGCAGTAGTATGCTTGTGGCTACAGCATCAATCATGTCATGGAATTTGTTCATATATTACATGATATTCATTCATGTACCTAACCATTATCGTATGAATTACAAACACATAAAACATGCTTTGCCAGAAACAATAATAGCAGTATGCGGACTTGCGTCAATATTGACCGCGGTTGATTATTCGCCTATCAATAATCCGTATCTCGATTGGATAACAAAATCCCTGATTATCGCTCATGTGGTATATGAAGAGGTTCACATTTTTAAAACGGTCAAATTCAGACTATAAACGTATGTTTGTATAATGTATCTTACCTATGACATGCTTACCTATGATTACGATACTAATACCTATATATCATGGCGTTGAAGATTATGAAACATGCATATCATCGGTTATTTCACAGTCTTATCGTGGATATCAAATAGTTGTTGGCGTAAACGGTCATGTTCCTGGTTCAGAAGTGTATGAACAAGTTGTTGAAATAAGTGAACGTGTATGTAATGATGTTACGGACATACAGATATTAGATTTAGAACATATAAAGGGAAAGACGCCTGCATTGAATCAGATGATGCTACACGCCAAACATAATTGGATTGCGGTACTACATGTCACAGATTATTGGCTCCCGGAAAAACTATCATGCCAACTTCCTTATATGCATACACATGATGTTATTGGTACGAAATGCAGATATTTTGGGGATATTTCTCACGTGTCTAACATACCCGTTGGCGATATATCAGATTTTAATTTTTACCGGTTTAATCCAATTATTAGTAGTAGTTATCTTATTAAAAAAGAAGATGCCTATTGGGAAGAATACATACGCGGAGAATATTATTTGATGCTGTCTCTCAAAGAGGCGAATAAAAAATTTTTTAATTTGGATAAATGTTTAGTAATGAGAAAAATCAATAAAAACACTTGTACTACGCTCATAGAATATCGTTCGTACCTTAAAAATATAATTTGAATAACATACAATCGGGTGTATAAATCATACGTTGCAATGCAGCTTATGATTATTTAATTGAATTTTGTGAAATCTATAACATAAGGGTTACTCTTCAGGGCATCCAAAATAGATGGATCGGCGCGCTCAGCCTGGACATTTATATCAAGACTGTTATTTGCGACAGAAGATTCGCCAATGTGTCTCGCGGTGGGTACCTGCGTTGGCATGGATGCAATCTGCGCGCGGTTATTCTTAAGCATTTCTGCTCGGTTTGTTGCCACACGAACATTTGCTTCATGATTCAGGAGTTTGGCGTTTCCGCGGACCAGGCGTCCTTCAATGGTTGAGCTTTTGATGTCGTTATTTCGCTGGTTTTTCACAACGGAATCGTACGACTTCATTTTCTTTCCTTGGGTGCTTGCTGCAACTCCAGAATATTCGTAGTTGCCGGTTTCCGCACGAGTGGTGTACGCAACTTGATGTTCGGTGGATTGATATGCGCCACCATGCTGGTTACCATCTATATTGAGATATCTGTCTGATTTCACCATAGACTCGCGATGAGTAGTGCGGGCCTTCGACTTGGGATTATAGACATATGATTCCGATACACGCGTACCAGGATTTTGGTAAGGTCGTAGAGTACCTATGGCATTTTCTTTACGGCTGGGACGCATGACATCAAGAATGGGAGCCATCGCA